GGCGGCTGCGGCCTATGTGAGCCTGACCGAGGGGATTTCCGGCACGATCGGGGCTGCGATCAAGTTCGAAGACACGATGAGCGATATCCGCAAGGTCGTGGATTTCGATACGCCGCAACAGTTCAAGCAGATGGGCAACGACATTCTGAAGATGTCGCAGCAGCTTGGCATGTCGACCTCATCGATCGGTGCCATCGTGGCGGCCTGGGGGCAGGCCAATGCGAAGCCCGAAGAGCTGCTTGCCCTGACGCAGCTGACGGCCGAGGCCTCCGTTGCCTGGGAGACGACGGCGGCACAGACGGGCGACGCGCTGGCGAAGATCCGGACATCGCTCGGACTGACGGTCGACGAGACGCGGCTGGTGGCAGACGCGATCAACTTCCTTGGCAACACGTCGGCTTCCGGCACCAAGGATCTGTTGGCCTTTTCGCGGGGTCTCGGCTCCGGCAAGCTGGCCGGTTTCGCTGCCAAGGAGACGCTGGCTTTCGGCGCGGCCATGATCTCCTCGGGCTTCGAGGCCGAGGTGGCCGAAACCAGTTTCCGCAACATGGCCTTCGCGCTGACGGCGGGAACCAAGGCGACGAAGGAACAGCGCAGCGCCTACAAGCGGCTCGGCTTCGACGGCAAAAAGGTGTCGAAGGCGATGCAGAAGGATGCTGTCGGCACGACGCTGGCCGTGCTGGACGCGATCAAGAAGCTGCCGAAGGACGAGCAGGGCGCGATCGCGGCCTCGCTGTTCGGCAAGGAAGCTCGTGCGATCCCGGGGCTGCTCAATAATCTGCCGGAGCTTCGGCGTCTGCTGACCGGCGTTGCCGACGACACGAGCTATGCCGGATCGGCGCACAAGGAATTCCTTGTGGCGATGGAGAAGACCTCCGCCAATCTGGCGAAGTTCAAGTCCGTGCTGTCAGGCATTGGTATCGGCATCGGGCAGCTGGCCTTGCCGACGCTGAACGACTGGATGAAGACGCTGTCGGATACGCTGCTGACGTTGCCGAACCGAGTGACGATTTTCGACGAGCTCAAAGCGGGTATCGGCGGCTTTATGTCGGGGATGGGTTTCGATGGGGAGTCGATTGGTGAACAGTTCCAGGCTCTTTACAAAGGCATTTTTGGTGAGTTGACGTCGGCCAGAGAGCAGGCCGCCATTCTGGGTGAGATATTCCTGAAATTCCGCGACTATGGCAAAGCCGTGCGCGAGTTCGGATCGGCGGTTGGCCAGTCAATCGGCGATATCGAGCGGTTTTTCAACCTCGATCCGGGCACGATCGGCGAGACGCTGGGCATGCTCGGCGAGAATGGCTTCAAGCTCGCCGTCGCCGGCGTCGGTATCACACTGGTGGCCGGGGCGCTCGGCAAGCTCGCGCGAGCCCTGTTGTTTCTATCAGGTGTGAGTACCGTCATCGGTGGCGCGAAGGGGATTGGGAGGCTGTTCGGCGCCCTGGGAGGCCTCGCTGGCAACGTGCCGAGCGCCATCCCATCGGTAAAGACGCCCAAGGTGCCGACCGCACCCGGTGGCGCTGGTATTCTGGCCCTTCTCGGCAGTCGTGCAACGCTGTGGACAACGGCTGCACTGTCACTTTACGAGGCGCTGAATTCGGTGCCCCACGAGGGGTATGCCTCATCGAGCAAGGAAGATCCCGAATGGTTCGCGAAACGGGAGGCCTACCGCCGCCAGTTTGGCGAGGTGGTTTGGGAAGGCGGCATGCATCGTGCGGGCCGTGGTGCCGGTCCTCAGCCCGCTCTGGACCCGAAATCGACAGCGGCGGCCATTGTCGAGAACTTGCCGGCCGATTATCGGAAGTCGTCAGAATCCGAGCGATACGCCGACAGCATGAGAACGGACTTTGGCGAGCGCGCCAAGATGGGCGTTACCAACTGGTTCGATCGAATTGATGCCTGGTGGAAATCACCTCCGACCGCACCGACCTTTCCCGGCAAGGAAGCCGACGATGTTTACTCGCCTCCGGTCGCTCCGCAGGGATCGGGAAACTACTGGCTCGACTCGATCTTCGGCGCCGGTGGCAATAACCAGGTGGATGGCGGCGGTGGGAATGACGCGCTCGGAACCAAGAGCGTCACGATCTCCGGCACGCCGACCGTCACCCTGACCAATCCGCCGCAGCCGACCATCATCAATGTCAGCGCCAGCGTGGTGGTCAATGAGGCCGCCAATGGTGCCGAGGTGGCCCGGCAGTTCGCGTCGTCGCTGAAGACCGCGATCTCGGGCACCCATGCAGACATGAACCACCAGGCGCATGCCTGATTCATCCGCGCCCGGCGGTACCGGGCTTTCACGAAGGAGAAGTCGCATGAGCGAACAGATCAAGATGCGCGCGAAAATGCAGATCACGGAAGTCAATCGCTACACCCAGCAAGACCGTCTGAAGATGGTGGCGGTGGCGCGGAGCGGGGGCTACCCCGACGATGGCTCGGATGAAGATAACACCTATGCGAAATTCTCGCCGCAGGGTGAACTGACCATCACGATCGCCAACCCGGATCTGCTGGGAAAATTCGAGCCTGGAACGAAGTTCTATATCGACTTCACTCCGGCGTCGTAACGTGGATCGGGAACGGTTGCATGCTCTACATGCTCGGCACGCTGACGGTCGACACGCGGCCGTTCTCGATCGACACGATGGATCGGACGGCGGATGCGTCGATCGTATCGAAACCGATCATCGGCGGGTTCCAGCCAAAGGAATTCACCGGGGAAGGTGACGACGAGATCACCCTTTCCGGCGAGATTCTGCCGCACAAGATTGGCGGGCTCAACCATCTCGAGACCGCGCACGAGATGCGGCGCGCGGGCACGCGGTTTCCGCTGACGCGCGGCGACGGCACATACTTTGGGTGGTATGCGATCAGCAAGATGAGCGAGAAGCATTCCGACCTGATGCGGGACGGGGTCGGCTTCAAGGTCGCGCACACGATCACCATGGTCAAAACCGGCATGGATTTCGGCGGCGGACAGCAGATCATTTCCGGCCTGCTCTCCCTCTTCAAGGCGTTGTGACGCCCAGCCGGATCGGCACCTTTCGATAGCGAGCGCGAGATATGGAAACGATCACCATCAAGGGCGAGGGGATTACCCTCGACCTGTTGCTGTGGCGCAAATACGGCGTGCGCGGCCGCGAGTTGGTCGAGGCGACACTTGCCCTTAATCCCGGGCTTGCGGGGCTGGGGCCATTTCTGCCGCTGCTGACTGATGTGGTCGTGCCGCCACTGCCGGCGCAGAGCCGGACGCCGGTCAAGCTGGTGACGCTGTTTCCGCCGAGGGCCGCCTGATGCCGTGGATCGTCGATTGGCAGGTCAACGTCAACGGACAGGACATGTCATCCGGCATGGCGCCTTACCTGATGGACATCGAAGTCGTCGACAAGGCGGGATCGTCGTCCGACAGCTGCGCGCTCAAGCTCGACAATTCCACCGGCGCGATCGCGTTTCCGGCCGAGGGCAGCTATGTCGCTATCGGCCTGATGGGCTATCCGGTGTTCGAGGGCACGGTCGACGACACCAAGAGTTCGGGCAGCCGCGGCGGCGGGCGGATCATCACCGTCAACGCCAAAGGCTTCGACACGCGCGGCAAGGTGAAGGAAGGTCAGAGTTTCCACAAGGATGACGGCTCGCTCGATGACTTCCTGCAGGAATCGGCAAAGCGGGCGGGTTACTCGATCACAGTCGACCCCTCGCTGGCCTCCAAGCAGCGTCCCTACTGGTATGCCGACGGGGAGAGTTTTCTCGGTGTCGGCGAACGGCTGGCGCGGGAATTCAACGCCACCTTCAAGATCCGCGGGACGCAGGCGATCTTCGTGCCGCGCAATGCGGCGCTCCTTGGCTCAATCGCGGGTGTCATCGGTCCGGGTGGGAATGTGATCAACTGGGATATCTCGCCCTATACCGGGCGAGCAGCGTTCACCAAGGCCAAGGCTCGATGGTTCGACCGTAAGACGGCGAAATTCGAGGAAAAAGATATCGAGGTCGGATCCTCACGGCCACTGCCCGAGAGCACCAATGTCATCCGTTCGCTGGCCGCAGACGAGGGGCAGGCCACCGATCTCGCCGAGGGACGCAAGAGCGAGGCCGAACGCGAGGGCGGGCAGGGGAGCGTCGAGCTCGACCTGACGCCATCGGCGCAGGCTGAGGCCATGTTCACGCTCACGGGTGCCGGTCCCGGCGTCGACGGAACCTATCGGATCGAGACGGTCAAACACCGCGCCAGCCGGTCCGGCGGGGCGACGACGAGCCTTGATCTGAAACAGCCGCAGACCGGCGGGCAATAGCCGGACTTTTTACCATTCATCGAGAGGGACTTTCATGGCAGACAACACTTCTGTGACGCCCGGCCGTGGCCTGAAGATCGCCACGGACGATATCGGGGGCGTGCATCATCAACGGATGAAGCTCACTGTCGGCCCGGACGGCGAAGGCGAAGACCTGAGACCTGGTCAACGCGACAAAGCTCATTCTCTGCCTATGACACTCGCCTCCGATGACGATGTGCACGGCAAGCTCGGCACCAAGGTGACTGCCGTCTCTGCCCTCGGCGCCGGCGGCACCGGCATCATCGGCTGGCTGTCGCAGATCTGGGACGTGATCAAGGGCACGCTTGCCGTCAACCAGGTGAGCGCTGCCTATGACGTTGCGGTGACCATCACGCGACCCGCGAACGTGGCGCCCTATACGGCCAAGGATGTGCTGGGCGGGGCGCAGAGTTTCGCAAGCATCGGGCCATCAGCTGCCGCCATCATGATCACGGGCGCGCAGCTCGAGATCGACATCGCCACCATTCCCAGCGGCATGACCGGTTTCGTGCTGCACCTCTACAACGTGACGCCGCCGTCGGCGATCGCTGACAACGGGGCCTTCACCCTGCCGTCCGGCGATCGTGCCGCCTATCTCGGATTCATCGATCTGGGCTCGCCCGAAAATCTCGGCGCGACGCTCTATGTCGAGGCGACCAACATCAACAAGCAGGTGAAGCTTTCGGGCACTGGCCTGTTCGCCTACCTCGTCACGACGGGCGGCTTCACGCCGGCGGCCAACAGCGAGGTCTACAAGCTCACCCTGCACACACAGGCGGTGTGACGATGGCCCAGACACTCAAGAAAAAGCGCCTGCTCGGGCTCACCGCAAACACGGGCGGGGGTGTGCGGCCTCCTCCCGGGTACGGCTGGGTTGTATATAATGACCCTGAGACGAATCAACAGCGCATCAAGGTCTTTTCTGACCCCCTAACCGGCCAGCTTCGTCCGGCCATTCGGAGCCTGAATTGATGACCATTAACTTTCAGAATCCAATTCTCGACGGAGACATCCGCAAGGCGCGGCCATTGCAGAACTGTGTGGCGCTTGGCGACAGTCGAGTTTACCAGATCCATACCGATGCCAATTTTCGTTATGTCTCGGCGGCAAATCCTTTCGGATGGGGCAATGCCTTGTCTGGCCATAGACTGACGCTCATTGCAAACCTTGGCGTGGCTAACGACAGAACAGACCAGATCATGGCGCGACTGCCGCAGGTTCTGGAGGCTAATGCCGGAACTCTCTACCTCCTTGGGGGTATCAACGATATTTCTACAGGCTATCCCTCGACAACTACCTCCGGCGCCACCGCCTTCGATAACCTTAGAACAATCGTTGAAACTGTGCTCTCTGCTGGTTACAGGCGCGTCATTTGGGCGCTCGACACTGGGTCCACCACGCTAGGGTCTGCTGCAATCGGTCAGTTGGTCGAGTTGAACAATAAAATTCGTGAATATGCCGAGGTGACAGAAGGCGTGGTGCTATTCGATATGTGGCCGGCAATTGCCTTGGCGGGTAACAATCGAACTGCAATTGCCTATATCGCTGACTCTATGCGCGACGGCACGCACTTTGGCAATCTTGCCGGGTTCCTTGGCGGCAAAGTCCTGTCGAGTCTTTTGACGTCGCTGTATCCCCCGAGGGCACTCCTCGTCGACAACGTGATTGAGTCTCCGGGCTCGGCGGGGGACACAAACAGCTTCTGCAATATCATTACCAACCCACTGTTTTCGACAACCACCGGCGGGACGGCAGGGACTGGCGTGAGCGGCAGCGTTCCCGGCAATGGCTGGGACGTGTCTCGGTTAACTGGCACGCCGACGTGCGCGGTCTCAACTGGCGACCCGTCCGATGGGTCCCCCGGTAAGGAGTTGATCCTCGCCATTACAAGCAACGCTGATGGCGATGTAATCCACCTCAACAAAACCCTCAATACCACCTATTGGGCTATCGCGGATGTCCTAACGGGGCGAGCGGAAATTGTGGTTGACGCAGGTTCTGTTAACCTGCAAGGCGTTTTTCTCGACCTTACCGCTGTCACGGACACATCGACCACCACAAGTGTCCGCTCCCTTATGCCTTACACTGCTACCAGTCCAATTGGGACAGCAGAAACCTATAAAGCCACGTTGATCACGGAGAAGCTCACGGTGCCTGGTTCGGTGAAAAACTCACTTGCTTATTCGATACGCGCCGCTTTTGGGGGCGCTGGGTCGGCCACTGTCCGCATCAGACGCGCGTCTGTCATGAAGAGGTTTCTCGGCTAGACCGCTACGCAGGTTGGTAACACGGCTTAGCTCTCGGGGGCTTTCCTCGCGAATAGTATCGAACCAACTTCCAGCGGGACTGACTGCGGCAACAACTCGACAATCGCAGTCTTGCCGGACTGGTCGGTGCTGATGACGCGCGCAACTGGTGTATGTGACCGCGAAACACCACTCGCAAAATCGATTGCCGCCATTTCGTTGTCGGGTAAGAGCCCGTCGTAGTTATGAGAGTCTTCCCACTCTTCCTCGGGAAAGCTCGAATTGCCAGCGTTCATCAGCGTCGCCTCCAAAAGTCTTTCAAGGTGGGTAGATAACATTGGCGGCTCAAGAAATGCAAACTATAGGCGCGCACACGCCCGCGCTGAGTAATCTAGGCGGCTTGCTTTAGCTCTTGAGATCGCTTGAAGAGTATCCTGGGATATGACCGATGCACGCCGTATTTCTTGGCTAGGAAATCGATACGGGCGCCGGCAAGGTATTCGGCAATCAGGGCACGGCGTTGTGGTTCGGAAAGTCGGACGCGGGACATGCAGTCCAAGTAGCAGCCATGTGTGAATGATCTGCCAAGCCCCTTCCACATCGCGCGCGCGTGGGTCTTGGATGCCGATCTCGGCGGAAGCGGACAGTGGTCAGCCTGCTAATCGATTTTGCGCCGCGTCATGACGTGACTAGTTTCAGTGCCACGAGAGCAAGCGTCATCGCAAGGATTGGGCGGATCAGCTGGTCGGACATACGCGGTGCCAGATGGCTGCCGAAGATGATGCCGGGGATCGAGCCGATCAGCAGCGAAATCAGCATCGCCCAATCGATTTCGCCGATATACCAGTAGCCAAGGCCGCCGACCAGCGTGAGCGGGACCGCGTGCACGATGTCTGAGCCGACGACATCACGGATTTCGAGACGCGGATAGAGCATCAGCAGTGCGGTGACGCCGAGTGCACCGGCTCCGACCGAGGTCAAGGTCACCATCGCACCCAGCACGAGCCCGAGGACAAAAGTCGCGATTGCGATCGTGTTCGGCTGCACCGGGGGATAGTGCCGCCGCCAGTCCGCCACCTTGTCGACGATCTGCTTGCGGAAGATCAGCAGGATCGCGGTGAGAAACAGCATCCAGCCGAGCGAATGCGTCAACACCGCCTTGAAGGACAGGCTGTCGCGGTCGATTCCAGACATCAGGAAAAGCGTTACGACCGCCGCGGGCAGGCTGCCGAGCGCCAGCATACCGACGATGCGCCAGTTGACGGTCTTGTTCCGGCTGTGAACAGCCGTGCCGGCGGATTTGGTGATCGCTGCATAGAGCAGGTCGGTTCCGACAGCCGTGGCGGGATGGACGTTGAAAAACAACACGAGGAGCGGCGTCATCAACGATCCGCCACCCACGCCGGTAATCCCGACAAGAATGCCCACCAGAAGACCCGACACCGAATAGAGCGGGTTCAAAGAGCTCAAAAATTCCAATATATAATCCCCATAAACCCGCGAAAGCTAATTCCCGGCCTGTTTTACTAGATCCACTAGAACTGCGCTGTGACATACTCGGCCGAAATCTCTCGCATGACGTACTCCACTCTTATGCAGTCATGCCACGATCTGTAAGACGATCAAGCGTAAGAAAAATTGACCTTACATGGTATGGGCTGAGCCGCCACCGCCCTGATCAAATGAGTGCCGAGCGCCGCAGAAAAGTGTGTTGGAAAACTGCGGGAACGCCTTGGGAACATCCGACGGTGAGTTAAGCCGCCTCGCTCGGTAGGGCAGAAGCTATCATTGCTGGATGACAATCGGCCTGCGTCATTTGACGTAGGTCTACTAGACACCCGCCCTGATCATTATCAGCTACAGTCCGAACCATTCTGAAACATTGGAGAACCACGACTTTACCTCGTGGTGCGGCATCTGCGTGAAGGTGTAAGCAATCGCTCCCATGGGAGTTAAAATCGCCGCCGGCAAGACAGCGAAGAAGAACACGTCTGCAAGAAATTCCTTGATGCGATCGAGCATGATCGTCCCTCATCAGGCAGTGGCTTATCACAACACACTAGCAGGCTCGCATAGGCCTTGCAAAAAGCACTCCCGCCCTGATCAAAAAATAAGGCCCCGAAGCGGGGCCCTCCTGAAAAGTCTAGGCAGTGCTTCGGTCAGATGTGCTGTAGGTCATTCACCGGAACAGCGATAAGCCGCTGGCGTCCGGGAAAAGTGATAGCAGCTCGCAGGGTATCGTTGCTAGCGCCAACGAACTCGATCTCGCCGACAACATCGCGGTAACCGACATATAGCTGATAGTTTCCCGAGCCGGGTTTCAGCTTTACGCGATCATTCATCTGGAAATCTGTATTGCTCATTCTGTCACCCCTTACTGATAAAAACTTGGGCAAAGCCACACCTCTCCGGCGATAGCAGAGACGCATTAGCACACTCTGCAAACGGCGCGCCAGAATGTTAAGGGAATGGTAACTATCGGACGCTGGCTATTTTTGGGGGTAATTGTCAGTCTCTGATTTGCATCTGGTACAACGCTGTTTCGACTTGCGTGCTAAGCGCAGAGCAAAAGGACGTGCCCAAAGGTCGGGGCTCTGATTGCCAATTTCACATCGCCCCCGCCCTGATCAAATTTGTTGGCGCACAGCGGGGAAATTAATTCGGAAATATCAACTTATGACGGCGATCGATTTTTGATTATTTCTCAAGCTGTATCGCCAGGAAGCAGCGGCGCTCCGGTATTGGATGAATCTGGAATGTGCGTCGGGATGGTAGTTAGAGCGCTCGAGCTCCAGTACGAGAACGGGCGGATAATTTCATCGAACGCCGCGATCCCCGCGGAAGAAATGGAAAAATTTATTGTGGCTCAAGGCTATTAAGCCGCAGGAGGGGTCCATGTACAAGCTGCAGCGCCCAACATCAGGCTGCCCCCGCGCGTGATCAACCCACCAAAGTTCCAGCTTCGGTGACGAGTCTCTGCATGTATGCCTCGACTAGGTCGAGCACCGCCCTGAAGTCGTTGGCATCAATCGGCTGTCCCAAATGCGTTGTGGGAACCTGATATGGAACGCTTTTGTTGATGATTGGCTTGAGTTTCAGAAAGTTAAGCAGGATCGCATGGTTGTCGGTGATGGGATTGCCGTCCAAGTCTGTCGCTTCAAATAACAGGTTGCCGTCGACAATTGTAAGCCGCCTGATATACATCGACGGACCTCCGCTCTGAAAGCCAAGTATGGGCTCGCTTAACTTTTCAAGCGTGTGCTCGTCTGCGTGACGGGATTGATGCACATACTGCAGGAGTTCGTCGCGCTTGCGCTCGTGGATTTTGGTACCTAGCCATGCTTTGGAAGGACCAACTGCACCGGCGTTGAGCTTATTAAAGATCCGCTGTACGCGACTGATGACATTTGACCACTCAGCATCGGCCTCGTTATAGCTCCGACTTGTGCGAAGAGCTTTCAAATGCGTCGCGAGGAACTCTAATTGTTCCTGTGCTGCCTCGTAGGCCTCTTTCTTCATGGCTCAATCCCTGACCCCAGGTCGTCTTACCGCCCGTGCCAGGATAGTCAACCACGCTCGCCCTGATCAAAAATGCAGCCGGGGAATATGGCCCCGGCTGCACCAAACTCGGCGGTGAGTAAAGGGACCCGCGGACCTGGCAGGGGACAATGCCTACCAACGCTATATGTTCATATACGTTGTTCAGGCACTGCTACTTGCGCCCACGCCCTGACCAAATCAGGGGCAGGGCTACTTTACTTCTTTGGTGTCAGGGAGCTGAGGAGATCGTGCGTGGTGCTGCCCTCTATAGTTGGAAGCCTGTCGAGTATGTCTGTGGGCGGTGCGACGTAAAAAGGGTTCTTGGTTTGCTCGGTCCTGATCTCGTCGAACTTGTGAAACTTGAGGCCCTTCAGCAGGTCACACATGCCGAAGTTGAGAACCTCGCTCTTAAAAAAATAGCTGCATGTGAGAATGTTCGCGTTGCCGATAGACTGGTCCATGATCAAGTCGGCGTTCATCAACGCGCCATCGTCCGAGAAAAGCCGCAGTTTGCCGTGGAGCGGATCTCGACCCAATCCTCTGTGAAGGACGTAAATATCGTTGTCCTCAATCTTGATCTGAATCTCGAAAGTCTTGTTCAACCAGTGACCCTGGATAGGCTGATAGTCCTCGTCGATGTCAGCAGCGGAGATCAAGGGAGAAGAATCGGCAAGATTGAGGGGCGCTTATACATCGGTCGCCCCTTTTGACGGTGTGAATAGCCCTCCCAAAGTCTCAGTGTTGTGCTGACGCATTTTGCCGAAAGGAGCTCGCGTTACAGCTGATATTCCCCTCTAAGCATTACTTGTCGCGAGGAAAAAATCGCGTCTCAGGCTAGAATAAATGTTCGCCTGGGGTGCCGGGTGACGCGTATCACGTCATTGGTCTTCGGTTGTTCAGTGGCTTGACAATTCAAAAGAGCAAAGACTATTATTTCGAACAAATATTTACAATGATCGACACCAAAAGGGGCGTAAATTGGAAGATTATCGGGTCCGGGAAGGAAATTCTTTTGCATTTACATTTGATAATACATCGGCAATTGAAGGGCAAACATACGATAATTACACTCTAAAGATTACCGGCATCAATCAGTTTGCTACCTCTGGTGTAGATTTTATCCCGATAAACTATCTTATTAACAACTTCAATCCTCAAGAGACCATATTCGTTGCGGCTCTTAGCGACAAAAAAACTGAAGGTGATGAGTACTTCACCATTAGAGTTGAGTATGAATACCGATTGTACCGAGAGGCTCTTAACGACTGGGTCTGGGTAGGTGGTGGTAACTCTTACACGGTCTGGATCGAAGATGTCGACAGTGCCGCTCAAGGATATACCCGTCCTAGCGGTAAAATTCCCAAAGATTTTAAATGGATTACCTTGAGCGACGACACGTATAAGTCGCCCGCTTTCTTCAAAGATCATGAGACCCAGACCTACGGCACGGGATCGAACGGAGGCGGTGAATTTAACCACGCGCCGACGAAGCCTCAAGGGATAGTGAACTCTCTAGTAGCCTTGTACGAGGGTTCGGCCAAAATCGTCAAAGAGCTATTTGGTGATAGCCCACCGAGCAAAAGCACGCAACAGAACATATACAACTACCATCTTAGGCAGGCGGAAATAGCAGGTGAGGCCTATACGGGCGCGGCTACAGACAAACCTGTTGATCCCGAAGCAACTGATCAAAAGATCCGAGAGAACCGGGATGACTTCGTCGAAAAAGAGCGCCACAGAAATCCCGCACTTGATATGACAATCGATATTGTCGAGGGCGGCAGTAAGCATCGAGCTGCGGCCGGCGACAGTTTTTATCTGTCGGTGCATATGTCGGATGGCGACGAAACAGTACGGAGCGGCAGCCGAAGCGCTGACGTGTTTATTGGCAGCGAAAATAGAGACAGGAGCAACCTGCGCAACGGCGACGACTTCGTGCACGCAGGCTCCGGTGATGACTATATACTCGGTGGTTCTGGGAACGACTATCTCATCGGTGGAGATGGCGATGACTGGCTAGAAGGTGGTTCGGGCGATGACATTCTGTACGGCGGGGGTGATCTAGACGTTATGGTAGGCGGCGATGGAAAAGATCGCTTTGTGATGGATGCTTTCGGAACATTCATCGATGCGATCAGCGATTTTACGCCGCAATCTATTGATCCACTAAACGCGGACAGGCTCGATTTGTCAGCTTTTTCTGCAATAAGAGATTTCGAGGATCTTCTACCCTACATGATACAAGATAGCGGGGAGGTATACATCGGGCTCGCGGGGGGATCGATCGCATTGTGGTTTGTGAATATTAATGAGCTTTCCCGGGAGGATTTTATTTTTGCGTAGGTAACATCATCGGCAATCAGACGCATCAAGCGTACGACCTTTTCGATGATCCATCCGTGCGGATGAACCGAAAGCTCCGAGCCGAACTTGCAGGACCCTGCAACGGCGATGACGTTGCTGTTTGTTATTTGGTGAGGCCGAATCACTTCCCCATATCCGATGTTTCATCGCTATGAACCGTCTGATTCAAGAAGGCACACCCTCACTAATTCTGGGGGTGGCACTGACAAGGGAAACAAACATAGTTTGCAGCCTAAGGCCGGTGAACAATAAATTTACAAGTTATAGTTAGCATTCATGGCGGTTCACTTTGAGGACGCCATGCAGCAGGAAGTCAGCCTTTACCTCGATCTACATAAAGATAGAAAAGTGGACCTAGTGGCTGCCGCCAGAGCGGCCCTTGCCTTTGACGCTGCGTTAAAAGAAATCGCGTTCGCCATAGACCCATTCGCCACAATTAAAGTTGAGCTTGAAAGCGGCACTGAAGGAAGTTTATCACTAAACTCTGTGATCACGGCGGTTCGCCTCGACCCCGTAAAACTCAAGGCAATCGCATTTGGGATCGCCACGTTCTTTGCCTTGGAAACAGCTACTTACACATACAGTAGAATTCTGGATAGTTTGCTTGATGAGCCCGACATTCAGCGAACGCTCTCTAGGCAGGAGATCGAAGAGATTGCTCGAGAGGTCGTTCGGACGATAGAGTCGAAGGCGGCGGAGCGCGAAGTCGGGAAGATCTACCAGGAACTCCAGCGAGATGACGCCGTTAAGGGCGTGGGCATTTCCACCAATCACAACCGGAAGCCGCGCGAAATCATCCCGCGCGCCGAGTTTCAGAAACGCGGCCGGATCGTCCAAGAATCTGAGAAGACAGGAGTGCGCACGGAATCAAGCGTCCAAACACTCACCCTGATAAGTCCGGTTCTGGTTCAAGCTAGCACTAGAAAATGGAAATTCCGTTCTGGAAAGTTCGAATTCGGAGCTCCGATTAAGGATCAGGCGTTTCTTGACCGCGTTCTGTCCGGTCGCGAGCCGGTTCCTATGGCTGATGGGATCACCATGAAGGTTGTCATGTCCGTCACGGAGGAAAGGCAGGATGGTGTCTGGAAAATAAAGGAGCGTGTCATCGACGAAGTTCTCGACATCTCGCATCCGCCAGAGCAAACGAGTCTATCGTTCGGCCCTGCGAATGAGCAGCAGGACGAGAACGAGTAACGCACCACCCAGCGACCACGCTAACGGTCTTGAGAACCAGTGCGCGACTAATTCCAGTCCGCCGATCGTCGCGATAAACGCGATGACCACGTCTGGACGCAACCAGATCCGCCGCTTCTTGTTCATTGCATTACCAGGCTGCGCACCCAACTTCATAGACTTCACCAAAGGGCGTGAGCGGGAAGTGTCACTAGTTTCTGTTTAAATAGCGTCAAGGCGCACGTTCTCAGTACGTTCTTTACATGTCAGAAGTCAAGCAAGCTCGGAGCGCATCGGTGGGGCTTAAAGTCTGACGCGGACGAGCCGGCGACCGCCTAATGGCAGCCGGGGTAACAGCCGGCTGGACTGGCCTGGCATGGACGATACTGGCCGCCCGATCAAGACCAGCTTTCAGACAGTACATCCTTGCGGGCCGCGGCGATCAAAGCGCGAACGCCTAATTCAGCTGCGCATAACATATCTCGAACGATCACCGAACAGACGATGAAAAATCTTGAGGTGGCTAACTCGGATCGTCGGCCGGGTCGGGATCGACGTAAAGCGCTCGCCGCGCATTTTCGACGACCTCGGCCAAGGCATCGAGGCCTTCCTCGCTGCTGTAGCCAGCGTCATTCACTTGAGCCAACATCTCGCTGACCTGGCGGGCCAGCGCCTCTTGCAACTCAATGGATCGGTCGGGGTGGCTCGTATCGAGCCGGGCAATTTGTATCATCGGGCACTCCTTCGCCGCATCAATCGCGAAGCGAGTCCCCGGGTTCCAGCCTCTGCGAATTATCGGCGCATTGTTCCGTTCAAGGCCTTCTCCCGCCCGCCATCCCGCGGCTCTAACGCCGCGCGCGTTCAAAACTTTCTTCACAAGGAACATCACCATGAACCGCTCCGAATTTTATTCGTGCGTGCGACACTCGCTGTTCGTCGGCAAGCTCACGCAAGACCAGGTTATCGGCACGAACTTCCTCCTCGATGCGATTGAGGAGGAGAAAGACATCCCACGCAACCATGCCGCCTATATGCTGGCAACGGCGTTCTGGGAGACAGCGCGCACGATGGAGCCGGTTCGCGAGACGCTGGCAAAGAGCGATGACCAAGCCATCCGAGTGCTCGATACCGCGTATGCGCGTGGCCGCCTGCCGTGGGTTCGCAGGGCCTATTGGCGCAAGGATGCGGACGGCAAGTCATGGCTGGGTCGGGGGTATGTCCAACTCACTCACAAAGCGAACTACCAGAAGGCCGGTGATGAGCTTGGCGTCGATCTCGTCGGCAACCCCGGGCTTGCCATGGACCCGGCAATCGCCGCCAGGATCATGATCCGCGGCATGGACGAGGGCTGGTTCACCGGCCGGACGCTGGATCATTACATCGACGAGATCGACGAAGCCGACAGCGAGGATCTGCGGGAATACCGCAACGCGCGGCCGATCATCAACGGCACCGACAAGGCAGAGCAGGTCGCACTGATCGCCGTGAAGTTCGAGTCGGCGCTCAAGGCGGCGGGCTACTGAGATGGCTGCGAAGAAGACTGGCGAGCCGGGATGGAAGTGGCGGCGCATCCTTGCCTTTCCCGTGGTCGCGTGGGGTTGCTGGCAACTGAAGCTGCTGGTCGAAGCGCCCGACACCCGCGTCAATGAGATGATCGCCTATGGTTGGTTGATGCTGATCGGCATCCTGGTGCTGGGCTACACCGGGTTCGCTACGGTGCAGGATGTCATCGCGATCTGGCGCACCGGTACCGGGCTTCCCTACAAGGATCCTCCGGCCGCGATCGACGGCGAGCCGCAGCCGCCGGCAGGAGATACGCAATGAGCGCGCTCCTGTTGAAATTTGGCATCGGTGGGGCAATCGTCCTCTCCGCTGTCGTCTGGCACCAGATTGACCGTAAGGCCGCCTATGCCGCCGGCCAGCTCGCAGAGCGGGTGATCTGGCAGGAGATGCATGCGCGAGCCGCAGCCAAGGCGGATGCCGACCGCAAGGCCGCCCAAGAGAAGATCAACGCCGCGGAGCGCTCCTATCTGCTGACCCGTGCCGCGGCCGATGTCCAAAAAGCTAATTTGAGAAAGGCGCTCGATAATGAGAAAGCTTCTGCCCGTGCTTGTGCCGCTGTTACTCGCGAGCTGCGCGACAACCTCCAGGCCATCGGCCGTTCCGATCCCTGAGCTGCGGCCGGCGAATGTGCCGGCCGGGTTGACCGAGCCCTGTCCGCGCCCCGTGGCATTGCCCGAGGGTGACCTCGATACGGTTCAGACCGTGACGCTCTGGGCTGAAGATCGGTCCGCTCTCAGTGATTGCGGCCTGCGCCACAAGGCCCTGGTCAAGTCCGTCAAGGCGATCGAGGGACAGGGAAACTGAGATGGAGCTCGCGGCTCTTTTCGATCTGATGGTGAAGACGTGGGGCCCCGTCGCTGGGATCTTTGCCATCATGCTCTGGATCATCTTCGCACTGGCCAAGAAGTATGATGCCGTGATGCAGGCTCGCATCAAGGAAGGCGTGGAGATGGCACTCGCCATGGACCGCCACACGCAGGCGATCGAAGCGCTTCGCGAGCTGATCAAGGATCGCAAGCCATGAGGATCAGACGGATGCTCAAAATGCTGTTTTCCCCGCGGTCGGAACGGAATGACGAGGTCACCGCCCTCGTCGCATCGACAGTGAGCACGAATGTCGAAGCTACCAACCGGCTCACGCAGACGATACGAGAAATGCTTGATGAAAACGACCGCGTGACGGGGAGACTATGCAATGCGCACAAGCCTAATCGGTAACCGGGTCGCGTCTGGCGGCTTTGGGCTCGCTGCCCTATTCTTCGGCTTGACCGGCTATGCGGACCTCGAGAGCCTGATCATCGCGCTCAATGGCATCTTTGCCGGCTGCATGATCGCCATCGTCGTGGCCTATCACAGGCTGATCATCGGGGCGGCGCTGGGCATCGGCGAGTATAACCGGGTCCGTCAGATGACCATGGGCTTCGCGCTCATCTGGATCGCCGTCTGCCTGTCGACGGGAAGCTCGATCTATGCTCGATCGGAAGGCGCCCCGCTTGCGGCGCCGATGGCAACCGCCGGCGTGCGCTACCTGTTTATCCTGGCGGCTGTCATGCAGATCACCGCGCCGGACTTCGGCCTCGGTCTATTCCACGGTCGAGATCGAAAAACCCTCTGGCTGGGCTTCGTCCTCGGACTGATAACAGCGATCGCCACGATCTATTTCCAGGATCATTCGCTGCTGTTCTGACTGTCAGCAATTAACATCCGCGCCCGGTGGCCGTCTGGCTTCCGGGCGCTTTGCGTTTCTGGCCTTCATCGCGTCCCAATAATCCTCGACCTTCTGCGCCGCCTCGGCTGCCGTCGGTAGGTATCCTACGTTCGGCATGATCGGCTCACCATGGAACGGCTTCGGGTGAGCGCCGGCCCAGTGCCAGTTTCCCTTCTTGAGATTCGCGAGCTCGAGCCGGATCCGGCCGGCATATTGCTCGCCGTCATATGCGGAGTAATCCTCATAGGGCTTGCCGTCGATCCCCGTCTCGCCTGGCCATGTGCGGACCCAGCGATATTTCTTCTGCCAGTCGGTCAAGGCTGCAGCCGCCTGAGCGCTTCTGCGATATCCCGGTCGGTCTGCTTGTTCGCCTCATCGGCTAGCATCAGATTATCCGCGAGGGCGATCAGTGCCGTGGTGATGTCTCTCGTCGACCAGCCGGCGGCCTTGCCATCGTCAATGAGAGCGATCACGCGCGGCTCGAAAGCTTCCTGGCATTCAAGGTGGCGATCTGGATAGTCGGTGGAGAGGCGAGGGGGTTTCATTACTTGATGAGATACCGCTTCGCATAGGCTTCGGCCGCTTGGCGGGCTTCGTCGATCGTCTCGTAAGTGCCGGACATCGTCACACGTCGCTCACCGCAATACACATCGACGCGCTTGCTGGTGACGTCATATTTCACTTTGATGGGTTGATCGACCGGCATGGGCTCTCCTTGCGAAGCAGCGATTCTAGCACGGCCTGAACAGATGTCACCGCTCGTGGCGCGCGAGCGACCCGGTTCGGCGACTTGCGCGCGACTAGAGATCGTTGTCGTAGCTGTAGGAATTGAAGCGATCGGCAACCCTTCGGCCTGCGTGCTTGACGCGCACATAGGTGTTCATGAAAAGATTGGCCGACTTCCAGTCTCCCGCTTCCATCACGGTTCGGATGTCGATGCCGAGGCCGATGGCGTTCGTGGCCATCGCCTTGCGGCCACATGTGTGGCTCGGCTTGTATTCGATCCCAGCGCGCCGGCAGACGGCGAGGATGCGATCGTTGACCGACCAGCGGGATTTGTATCGAAAGGCGCGATCGTTCGGCTGGCTGCCCTCCTGCAGCCTGTAGAGGCGGTTGACCATGTCGTCGGTCAGAAACCGTTCCGAGTTGGTGCCCGTCTTCGTTTTCACCAGCACGACGCGTCGGCTGGGCAGATCGATATCCTTCCAGCGCAGCGAGACCGCTTCCGACACGCGGGCGCCGGTCTGGGACATGAAGATGACGCAGGCGGCGAGGTGGGGCAGGCGATCCGCCTCGCACTGACGGACGAACAGATGCAGCCAGAGCTGCGATGCCGGCGGACGCAGTATCGGTTTCTCGGCCTTGAAGTTACGCAGCCGAATGAGGCCGCACCAGCCTCGGTCGTAGCCATGTAGGAAGACGGATCTGGCGGGCGTGATGGCGCAGCGGTTGCGCGTGCTGTTGGCCTGGTCGGGATAGAGGCTTGTCGCCATTTCGCGGATGTCGAATGGGTGGATATCCGAGATCGGCCTGTCGCCGAAATAGTCGATGATCTTGAGCAGGTAGCGGTTATGCCCGCGGTGCTTCATGTAATCGAGCGCGACCGAGCGGAACGTGTGTGTGGTCGGCATTGCATCGAACTGGCGATGGGAAATCTGGTTCATGGGGACTCCATACGCAATACAGATCGGAGTGAAATAGTGGGACAATCGCGGCGGAAAACATAAGGATTTCAGAGAAGGGATTTTTGTCCCACTTTTCCGCAAGCAATTGAAATTCAACTACTGACGTTGGACCTCCGGGGCCACGATCGGGGAGGCGAGGGCAGGGCCTTCGCGAATGCCCATGCGTCGTGAACGCAGGGGGAACGAAGTCCGGGATATTTCCGGGACTCTCGGCGCCAAAGTGAGGTTTTTGTCTCGTATATGTTCCCTTATCGGCCGCGAGACTGGAAAGTCGCGACCGAAATTCATCAAGGAAATCATATAGATGAGTGGCGATCCCTGCAGGGCTCGAACCTGCGACAACCTGCTTAGAAGGAATGTGGGGCGGAAGCTGATCGCACCTGTCATTTCCGTTACTTAGCCTCGTTC